GCTAGACCCCTTCGCTGGCGGAAGCGTGCGTGGCCTGGTTGCCGGGCGCCTGGGTCGGCTTTATACCGGGATTGACCTATCAGCCTCGCAGGTCGAAGCCAACGATGCCCAGGGCGCCGCCATATGCCCGCAGAACCCACCCCGATACATCACCAGCGACAGCACCGAAATGGACAACGTCCTGCCTGAGGATTTCCAGGCCGATTTTGTCTTCTCCTGCCCGCCCTATTTTGACCTGGAAATATACAGCGATAACCCCAAGGATTTATCGCATATGGATTATGGGGAATTTCTTACCGCTTATCGCACCATCATCGCCAAGGCGTGCGCCAGGCTAAGGAATGACCGCTTCGCGTGCTTTGTGGTGGGGGAAGTCAGGGATAAGCACGGCGCCTATAGGAATTTCGTGGGCGATACGATCCAAGCCTTCCTTGACGCCGGGCTGCAGTATTACAACGAGGCCATTTTGATCACCATGGTCGGTAGCCTTCCCCTGCGCGTGGGCAAGCAATTCACGGGCAGCCGGAAGCTGGGAAAGACCCATCAGAATGTGCTGGTATTCGTTAAAGGCAGTGGGAATAAGGCCGCCGAAGCTATTGGCGAGATTGAATTTGCCGAACAGCAGCCTGATCTTCAGGCCGCATCGGAATCGACCAGCCCTCAGGGGTAATGGCGTAGACCATCGGAATGCGTCCATAGCGATTAGGCAAAGCCAAAAGCTTGATCGCCTCAGCCTGGGCTTCGGCTAGCGTATTGGTCTGGATCACATGCCTATCCTTGGGCGAAATATGCAGGAATGCGGAATAGGCAACGGCCCGCGCTATGTTGGCGTCGTCTAATGCCTGGCTGGCTAATGCGGCTTTGCTTGGCTTCCTCATGGCATTCATGTTAGGCTAAACGCCTGAATATATCGAGATCAAAGTCTCTCTAAATATATCAAGAGGTTACACCGCCGTGACGGACAATACCAAAGCCCCCCATCCCGAAGACCCCGCAAGGTGCGCAGATGGCACATTCGCGCCGGGCAATAATCTGGGCGGCATAACGCAGAAGGGCCATACCACTTACAAGAAACGGGCCGAGCAGCTTGACGATAAATACGATACCGTTGAAAAGCTGATGGCCTTATTCGTCGATGATCCCAAGACAGGCCGAAAGACCCCAGGCCCCGAACTGCTATCGATGCACCCCCGCGATGCGGCCCTGATAATTCAGAATATGGGCAGCATCTTCGGCGACGATAAACGGGGCGAGCGCGAGACCTACTGGGATCGCATGGACGGCAAGCCTCTCCAACGCAATGAATTCTCCGGCCCGCAGGGAGGCGCGATTGAATACGCAGACGCAAATCAAGCCCGAGACACGCTCCTTGGCAGAACAGTTTCTAGCGCTGCCACTGGAAATGAGGCAGCAACGCCTGGGGAAGCTGACCAACCGCCAGCTAATAAACCTCCGGTATGATTGGGAAGGCTGGTGGGCACGCCCTAATCAAGCGCTGCCATCGATTGACGCTATCCCTGGCGGCTGGGTCACTTGGCTTATTCTGGCTGGTCGCGGCTTCGGCAAGACCCGCACGGGCGCTGAGACCGTCCGCAAATGGGTCAAGACCAACGCCTACGTCAATCTAATCGGCGCCACATCAGACGACGCCAAGTCCATTATGATCGAAGGGGAAAGCGGCATTCTCGAAATCTGCCCGCGCGATGAACGCCCCATCTATAAAAAACAAGACCGGGCGCTCTATTGGCCCAATGGCGCTAAGAGCCTGATATTTTCAGCCGATGAGCCTGACCGCCTTCGCGGTAAGCAGCATATGAAGGTCTGGGCCGATGAGCTTTGCGCCTGGCGCTACCCCGCAGCCTGGGATCAAATGGCCTTCGGGCTTCGCTTGGGAACCTATCCGCAATCGGTCATTACCACCACGCCCAGGGCCACCAAGCAGCTTAAGGAAATCATGGCGGATAAATCCACCACGCTGACCTATGGCACCACCTACGATAACCGGGGCAACCTGGCCCAGGCCTTCTACGATAAGATCATCAAGAAATACGAGAACACCCGCCTCGGCCGTCAGGAGCTTATGGCTGAAATCCTGGATGAAGTGCCAGGCGCATTGTGGAACCGTACCCAGATCGAAAAGCTGCGCCTTCCCGCACTGCCAAAGGGCGTCCGCCTGGTGCGCGTCGTGGTTGCTGTCGATCCCGCCATATCAACCAACGAGCATTCCAACGAGACCGGGATCATCGTCGCAGCCAAGGGCGACAACGATCATTACTACGTTATGGGCGACCGCTCAGGCATCCATACCCCCGAGGAATGGGCACGCGAGGCCGTGGCGCAATACGACACCCACAAGGCTGACCGGGTCGTCGGCGAATCAAACCAAGGCGGCGATATGGTCGAGCGCACCCTGCGCGTCATTCGTCAAAGCCTTCCCATCACCCTCGTCCATGCCAGCCGGGGAAAGGTCACGCGCGCCGAGCCCGTGGCTGCGCTTTATGAGCAAGGGCGCGTGCATCACATCGGTTGCTTTCCACAATTGGAAGACCAGATGTGCCAATTCACCCCGGACTTTGACCGGAACAAAATGGGTTATTCCCCCGACAGGATTGACGCGCTAGTATGGGCCATCACGTTTCTATCCGAGCGGCACAACAGCCTGTTTACTTTTAGCAATAGGGCCTAAATGTTTTCCTGGTTTCGCAAACACATCAAGGCCAAACCAAAGCCCAAGGCTGATGCGAAGCGGAAGCGCTCGAGTCTTTTCTCCACCGATATCGATGTCGGCGAAATGCAGGACATCGATTGGGCTGACGTCTTTAGCCGCAGCATTCAAATCCAGCCAGGCAAATTTAATAAGGTTGACAGGTCGAACCAGCCGACCGAGCGGGCCACCATCAGCACCGCAGCGCCCAACGGCACGCAATTCGCTATGGACGACGCTGGCCTGGGCAATGTCCTATCGACCAACCCCACCTTCCCGCAGATCAATCTAATCCCCCCGGCGCAGATGGCCTGGTATGCCGCGCACGGCTTTTTTGGCTATCAGCTATGCGCCATCATCGCGCAGCATTGGCTTGTTGATAAAATCTGCACCATGCCGTGCGACGACGCCATGCGGAACGGCTATAAGCTGGTCACCACAGGCGATGAGAAGATCGAGACCAAGGTCTTCGCCGCTATTCAAAAGGCCGATAAAGCCCACAATATCAAGGAAGAATGCATCGACTTCGCCAAGTTCAACCGGGTATTCGGCATCCGCATCGCCCTCCCGGTTATCGAAAATGATGATCCAAACTATTACCTGCTGCCATTCGATATCGCCAAGGTAAAGCCCGGAAGCTACAAAGGCATCGCGCAGCTTGACCCCTATTGGATCACGCCAGAGCTTAACTTTGAGGCTGCAGCCAACCCCGCAAGCCCTCAATTCTATGAGCCGACCTGGTGGCGCGTAAATGGGCAGCGCATCCACAAATCACATCTGGTGCTTATCCGCACGGGCAAGGTCGCCGATATCCTCAAGCCAACCTACTATTACGGCGGCGTGTCGACTCCCCAGAAGATCGCCGAGCGCGTCTTTGCAGCCGAGCGCACAGCCAACGAAGGCCCGCAGCTTGCCCTGACCAAACGCACAAGCTGGCTGAAGCTCGACATCACCCAAGCCTTAGCCAACCTCAATGAATTCCTGCAGAAGATGAACTTCTGGGCGCAGACCAGGGATAACTTTGGCTTAAAGATCGTGGGCCAGGACGACGAAATGGGCCAGTTCGATACCAGCCTGTCCGACTTCGACAACATGACGTTCGCGCAATATACCATCGCATGCGCGGCGGGCGATTGCCCTGCCAGCAAGGTCATGGCCCAGTCCCCTAAAGGCGGCCTGGGATCGGAAGGCGGCTATGACAAGCAAAGCTACGCCCAATTCCTGGAAGGCTTGCAAGAACACAAAATGCAGCCGCTCCTTGAGCGCCATCACATGCTGCTTATCGCTTCGGAAATACGCCCGGCCCTTGGCGAGAAGCTGGTGCCTGTTGGCTGGCTGCCTGAGATCGAATGGAATGCCGTCGATACGCCGACCGCTAAAGAGCAAGCCGAGATCAACGAAATCAGGGCGCGCACAGGCAATGACCTGGTCAATTCCGGCGCCATCGATGGAGTCGACGAGCGCAACCGCCTTATGCAAGACCCCAAGTCTGGCTATGACGGGCTGGGTGATCGCGAGCCCGAAATCGAGGAAGTCGAAGTGGAAAACACCACGGGCGGCGTCAAGTCTGATAAGGGCGGAGATGGGGGAGAAGAATGATCCAATGCACACGCAAAGGCTGTCTCGCAGCAGCAACGCATCAGCCTAAAATCTGCATCCCGGCTAAAGACCGTTCCCGCAATCAGCCCCTAGGCATCATCCTTGGGCTTTATCTGTGCGAGATGCATTGCAAGCGCTTCGATGTCCAAGGCTTCCTTGCCGATCCCAGCGCCGACGGCAAAAAGACCAATAAGGATTTATTCCAAATGTTGACCAAGGGCGCGCCCGAGCGTGATTATTCGCGGGGCTATGTCATTGCGGTAAAGACCAAGCTTCCCGAACTCGCAGCTCATCTTGCACAGGCTAAAAATGCAGATCAGCCAGTTTCTCCGCCGGGCTGAAGGCGGGATTATATCGCATTACTGTCCGGCTTGTCGGCAGATGCATGGCTTTTTTGTTGATAAACCAAACCCTGAAAATGGCGCGCATTGGAGATGGGACGGCAATATCGTCGCCCCCACCTTTCTCCCGTCCATGAACATCACAGCTAAGGATGATGGGGAGATTTTTTACTGCTGTCATTACCGCCTTGAGAATGGGCAGCTTGAATACCTGAAAGATTGCACGCACGCCCTGGCTGGGATTAAGATGGCGCTCCCGCCACTTCCTGAATTCTTGCGAGATCGATGATATGGCTTACCGCATCAAGGATGGTAAAAAGGTCTGGGTTGCACCCAAGCGCCCCAAGGTTCTAAAGGGCAAATCACTGCAGCCGAATGCAGCCGCAGAGGCGCATTATCACCAACGGCTTACCCGCCTTATCCGGCGCATGACGGACATCATCGATAGCGATCTGAAGGCCCTATTCAAGGGATCGACGGCTAAAGAATACTTCGCCCAGGACGCCAGCATATCGGCGGAAGCCCGCATTCTGATGAATGCGCTTATCGCACGCTGCCAAGGCCTCTTTGACATCGCCGCAAAGCCCCTAGCCGAGCGCGTGGCATCGGACGCCAGCAAGAGCAGCGCCGCATCGCTTAAGCACAGCATCAAGGAGCTATCCCAAGGCCTGACGCTTAAGACCGATATGATAAGCGGCGACATCAAGGATATTCTGAGCGCCACGGTGACGGAAAACGTCGGCCTGATTAAATCAATCCCATCCGAATACCTGACCCAGGTGCAGGGCGCCGTCATGCGGAGCATCACCCAGGGACGGGGCCTGGCTGACCTGGTGCCGTTCCTTCGAAAGCAGGAAGACATCACCCTGCGCCGCGCGCGCATCATAGCCCGCGATCAAACCCGCAAGGCCTTTTCGAACCTAAATTTCGCCCGCATGGATAAGATCGGCATCGAGGAATACGAATGGCTGCATAGCGCAGGAGGCCAAAAGCCGCGCCAGCTTCACGTTCATATGTCCGGGAATATCTACCGGATCGACAAGCCGCCCATCATTGACGAGAAGACGGGCCAGCGCGGCAAGCCCGGCGATCTGATTAACTGCCGTTGCACAGCCATCCCTGTGGTTAAATTCAATGAGCAATAAGGACGACGACTCGGAAGATTTTGCCCGCTACCGCCGCACGGATGATGGAAAGTATGAAGTTGTTATGGCGGTAAGCCGCAAGAAGCTTATTGACGATCTGACGCTGATGGAGGCTGCAGAATTTGTGCGAAATCACAACAAGCCAAAGGCCCGAGGTTGGTGAAAGCAGAAAGCGCATGACGCCACCGCGCAATCTGATAAACTGAAGCCAGCAAGGAGAGCCACATGGCAAAACAACTACAACTAATGACGCCTGAATTGGTAGCCAAGCTTTACGCGGTGTTAGGCATTGAGCCACCAAAAGACCGCATGATTAATAAAATCGTGATTACGGTCGAAGCCGGACAGCCAGTTTCCGTTGATGAAAAGACCTACCCGGTCGATAAAACGCCGGATCAACCAACCAACACCGAAGGCGGCAATGCCTAAATCACTTCCCGACAACGGCATGGATTCTGCAATAAAAGCTGCGGGCATCATGTACGTTGCCGGGAACCTTATTTTGCTGGGCAAGCGACTCGGCGGTGAATTCGCCGGGCATTGGGCTTTTCCAGGCGGCAAGACGGAAGACGGCGAAAGCGCTTTAGAGACAGCGCTGCGCGAATCACACGAGGAGATCGGGGCTGCGCCGATCCCAGACAGCCAGAATTCCCTTATCCAAATCGATTATTCCGATAACGGCTACGTTGCCTTCACGACATTCCTGCACCGCACCAAGCCCTTCCAAATCAATATGGATGAGACGGAACACAGCGAATTCCGTTGGTGCGACGTCAACCAACTGCCTGAGCCCATGCATCCGGCCGTCGCCATGACCATCGAAAAATACAAGTGGTTCGGCGGTAAATTGAGCCGTGAAATCGGCGCAATGGATTCGACCGAAGATAACAACGGCTGGGTTGAATACGAAGACAACCCCATCAGCAAGGTCGGCGTCTTCCCGTACCGTGGCGCAAGCGTAGGCCAGGGCTTTGCCCCTGATGAAACGGTTATGGTGCTGCGGCCCGAGGAAGAATTATCCGATCCCGCTTGCATCGATTCGTTCAAATTAGTCCCATGGATCGATGAACACGTTATGCTCGGCGCACCTGAAAACGGTTTGGTACCAGCCGAATTAAAGGGCATCGAAGGCGTAATAGGCGAGCGCGTCTATTTCGAAAATGGTGTGCTTTATGCAAATATCAAAGTGTTTTCCAACAACATGGACGGGCAGATAGCGCGGGGTAAGCGCGAGCTTTCGGCTGGCTATCGTTGCCGCTATGAAAAATCCTCTGGTGTTTGGAATGGACAGAGGTATGATGCGATTCAACGACGCATTCGAGGCAACCACCTCGCTCTAGTAAAAGCTGGACGAATGGGGCCGGACGTTTCGGTGCAAGATCATCTTAATTTCACCTTTGATGCAAAGGACGAGAACATGGCAACCCCCGAAGAAAAAAAGGTAATGGACGCGCTGGAAGACATCAAAAAAGTTGGTGACAGCATGTCGGCGGGCCTTAAGGCTTTGGACGAAAAGCTCTGCGCTATCGATAAGCGCGTGGGTGACATGGAAGAAAAAGAAGATAAAGGCGAGGACGCCGACGAAGAAGAAAAGAAAGCCGCCGAGAAAAAGGCCGAGGACGAAAAGTCGGAAAAGGCTATGGACGCCCGGATCACCTCAGCAATGGACGCCGCTCTCGCTCCCATCAAGAAAACAATGGAAGCCTTCGCATCTGGCATGGCAGCCCAATCGGTTGCTGCGGATCAACAGACCGCCAAGAAACTTACTCAACAGCTTTCAGCCCACGGCTTCGCAGTCGATGGCGCGGACGCAATGGCCCTTCCCGCTCTGCGCGAGGCAGCCGTCAAGAAAATCGGGATCAACTGCCCAGCCGGACAAGAGCAAATCGCTTTGGACGGATTCTTCCATGGTCGCACAGCGCCATTGGATGAGCCTGGCTATGCGCTCGACAGTGCGCTTAAGACGGCAGGAAGCGGCAGCCAAGAAGTCGATAAATTCTTCACCAAGGCGGCTTAAACCAAGGCCATACGCAACTTTAAGAGAGCCACAGATAAAGGGGAAAACGAATGTCAGGATTTCAAACCCAAGTAAACGTCCAGTATGCCTTCGGCGTTCAGGGTGCGCTTTATGACAACAGCCCCGTGCGCTCGGCGCCATGGGAATTGGTATCAGACAACCAAGCCTATAACGTCATTGGCGCAACAGCCTACACGGCAGTAAGCGCCGATCCTGGCAGCGCGATTGCCTCAGGCGTTGCCAAAGCTGGCGGCACTGGCGTATTCGTCGGCATCCTGGCAAACAGCAAGGTCTATGCAACATCCGGCGGAGCTAGCGGTGCCCTTTCACCGACATTGACGCTGTTGAATTACAGCATCGGCGAACTGGTAAGCATGGGCCACCTCATCGTGGCGCTTCCTGGCCCAGCCAATGTTGGCGACAAGGTTTGCTATGACCAGACGACAGGTCAGATTTCATCCTACGCCCCAACGGCAGCCTTCACCGCTTCGATTGCCCATACGACTGGCCTTATGACGGTATCTGCTGTGGCTAACGGCTTCCTGCAGCCAGGCATGACGCTGCATGGCGCTAACGTCGAAGGCGTGAAAATCACAGGTCTTGGTTCGGGCACAGGCAATACGGGCACCTACCAGACCAATCTTCCTGTCAATGCTGCCGACGTTTCGAGCCAGGCAATGACGGGCGACCAACTTCCTCCAAGCGCCGCATCTGTAACTGGCACAATTTCGACGGCTGGTCTGATGAATGTAACGGCTGTTGGTTCTGGTGAGTTGGCTGTCGGTCAAGTCATTACAGGGACAGGCGTTCCTGCAAATACGGTTATCACCGCGCTCGGTACTGGCGTCGGCAATACCGGAACCTATACGGTTTCCCCATCACCAGCGATTGCAGTGACTTCGACGACCTTGACCGCCGATGCTCAGATCGCCATTGCGAATACGCAGATCATCCTATTCCAACCTGCTGGCAACGGTGGGCTGGGCGTTCTTTCACTAACGGGCGCGTAATTCACTGACGGGCGCATAATAACCTCTAGGGGAGTAAGACCAACATGGCAAAGCAGCAAAAAGCATCACCAATCCATTTTGCCCTTGACGGCGCTCACATGCGGCAAGTGCCACAGGGCTTTGCCAAGGACAACCTCCCTGAGCTTATGAAAAAGCTGGGCTTTGGTTTCGACCAGGGCGTTGCTTCAGACATGGCGAAGATGTATGGCGCAAATCCAGGCTCATTCGGCATGGATTCCTTGCAAGGCAACGTGACAACCCAGGCCATTCCCGGCCTGATCCAATTCCTGCAAAACTGGATGCCTGGTCAGGTTTACGTTATGACTGCCATCCGCCAGATCGACGAACTGATCGGCATCGCCACACAGGGCGAATTCTTCGACGAGCAGATCGTTCAGGAAGTCCTGGAAAACACTGGTTATGCCCGCCCTTATTCCGATTACGGCAACACCCCATTGTCAGACTTCAATCTGACCTTCGTCCCCCGCACCAACATCCAGTTTGAACTGGGCATGATGGTCGGCATTAAGGAAGAAGAACGTAACGCTCGTGTGCGGGTAAATGCTGGACAGGCCAAGCGCGAAAGCTGTGGTCTGGTTCTGGAAACAACTCGTAACCTGGTTGGCTTTAACGGCTACAATTCAGGCAACGACAACACCTACGGCTTCCTCAATGACCCAGGCCTATCGGCTTATGTCACAGTTGCTGAAGGCGCCACAGGTTCCACGGAATGGTCAAGCAAGACCTTCCTGGAAATCCAGTCCGACTTGCTGGCTCTGTTCAATAGCTTGCTCACGCAGTCACAGGGCAACATCGATGCGGCTAAAGTGCCATGCGTCCTTGGCTTGCCAACGAACGCTTACACCTACCTGTCGCGCACAAGCGATTTCGGTATCAGCGTCCGTAATTGGCTGGAAAGCAATTACAAATCCCTTCGCATCGTCCAGGCTCCGCAGCTTAATACGGCTACGGGCGGCTCAGTCGGTGACGGTGGCATGTATCTTTACGCCGAGCGCGTCAGCGATCTTTCGACAGACGACGGACGGGTATGGATTCAGGTTGTCCCCCAGAAATTCCGTGTCCTGGGCGTGCAGAAACTCATCAAGGGCTACGAAGAAGGCTACGCAAACGCTACGGCGGGCGCGATGTGCAAACGTCCTTGGGCTGTGGTTCGCGCGGTCGGCATCAGCTAAATTCCTTGCCTCTACTCGGAATAGATATAGTCCCGCCTTAAAAACGGGGTTATATTTTTGGATGTCGCCCGTGGCAATTCAGCAACGGGAGCGAAAACTCTGAAGGAGTTACCAAATGATCCACTTCGTCCATTCGACCCTCACCAACGCCCATCGCTATACCAACTGGACTCGGCCCACCGATCCTACCCTGCAACCTGAAATCATTCCCGATCCCGTGGTAATCAAAGGCGGCGCCAACCTGGCAACGTCCCCCGAATCAAACATGGGCCGCCGGACACCGCGCAGCGTTGTTACGCAAGTGACGGACAAACAGCTTGAATACCTGCGTGCGAATAAGGTCTTCAATCGCCATGAAAAGCAGGAGCGCATCTTCGTTCTTAGCTCGAAAGAGAATTCAGAGAAGGTGGCAAGGGACATGAACCCGAAGGATGCGGCTGCCCCTCTTACCCCGTCTGACCCGCACTTCAATAAGCCTGAGACCGAAGAAGGCGATAAGCCCCTGCGCGCGCGGATTAAGGACACTGTAAGCAATGCTGTTTCACGCTTAAGCGGTGGATCAAACGACGATTCTGACGGAGAATAAGGGATGGTAACCAGCCCGGCTTTTGCATACAACGACACGCAATTCCGTGGCTGGTTCCCCGCTTTCGCAGACGATACGGCGTACCCTGAGCCCATGCTGCTGCAATGCTTCACGACGGCAGGGTATTACATCGCAAACAACAATTTCGGCCCGCTTTACCGCATAGGCGCCACGCTCTGGGCGCTTTATCTTATGACGGCCCACCTGGCGCAGGTAATGACCCAGGCGGCTGCCGGGCAAAGCGGCGGGGTGGTTGTCGGTGCCACTATCGATAAGATCACCGTCACGCTTCAGCAATTCCAATTCCCGAATCAGTGGCAGCTATGGCTGTCTGAAACACCCTACGGCAAACAGCTTTTGGCTATGTTTCAGGTACAGTCGGTGGGTGGTTATTCCATTCCTGCTGGCCCAGGACGAGCCGGATTCCGGTTCTAAAATGCCCGAAATTACCCGCAAAGTATCAGGCCAATCCCTCAAGGTGGTTGCTGCGGGGCTGCGCTCATTAAGCGGCAAGACGGCAAGCGCTGGCTGGTTCGCCACCTCCCATTATGAAA